AAGCATTAGCTAGATCTATGGCAAATGCTAAACAAGTTAAAGCAGCAAATGTATTAAACAATGCATTTGATTCGTCTTTCACAGGTGGGGATGGTAAAGAGCTTTGCGCTACTGATCACCCTATCATCGCTGGAACATTCAGAAATGAATTGTCAACAGCTGCTGACTTAAACGAAACTTCGTTAGAGCAGTCGTTAATTGACATCGCAGCGTTTACTGACGAAAGAGGTCTTAAAATTGCAGCAAGAGGGTTAAAAATGATAATCCCTTCTGCTCTACAGTTTACTGCTGAAAGACTTATGAAGTCTACAGGCAGAACTGGAACTGCAGATAATGATATTAATGCATTAGGTAACATGGGTATGATTCCACAGGGTTATACTATTAACCACTACCTAACTGATACTGATGCGTTTTTCATTAAAACTGATGTTCCTAATGGACTAAAAATGTTTGTTAGAGCACCAATCAAAACTGCAATGGAAGGTGACTTCGACACTGGAAACGTAAGATACAAAGCTAGAGAGAGATATTCTTTTGGATTCTCAGACCCTAGAGGTATCTTCGGATCACCAGGAGCGTAATCTAAATAATTTTTTGTGGCGGGACATAGTTCCGCCACAAAGTACCAAGAAAGTATAGTAATGAAAAAATTCCTAGTAAATATATGGGCTTACAATTATCATGCAAAATTTAAGGTTTTGTCTGAAGATAACCCTATTTCTCTTGAAAAATCAATCCTTGACAAACTGGGAGAAAAAAGTATAAATTGGGAAAACCTTGGAAATAGTTATAATAACAAGGTAAACAGAATAACCTATGAGGAGGTTATCGATGATACAAGACCTATACAAACAAAAAAGGTCCTTGGAGTTGAAGTGGGAACAGGAGCATCTGTCTAATGGTAGATACACTCTTGAAATGGTCAGAATTGATGACAAAGTTAAAGAAGTCATTACAAAGATTAAGCTGGAGGAAGCAGCTATTGCCCACAGGCAGAATACTGTTGAAGGAGTAGCTCCGCAAGTTTCAGTAGCTACTTAATAAAAAGCTACATCGTTGGAAAACATCATCCACACTACACACTCTCTTGCACTCTACTAAAAACTGTTGTATAAAAAATACACTATACAATTTATTAGAATACTGACGAGTATAGTCGACGGCCTAGAGACAGTATTCAGAAACTAGGAGGATATAATTATGGCAACTACAACTTTTTCAGGTCCAGTACGATCTGAAAGTACATTAAAAACTGTCAGTAAAAATGCTACTACAGGAGCAATTACTGAAATCATCACTATGGGTGATGGGCCAGTTGCATTAGGAGATGAGGATAAAACACTTGATAATGCAACGCATAGCGGAAGAACTCTTGTAGTTCCTGCACTTGCAGCTAATAGAACAATTACATTACCAGCGCCGGTTGCTGGTGCACACTTTAAATTAATTTATGGTGGCGCTGCAGAAGAAGCAGAAAATCTAATTATCGTAACACCAGGAAATACTAATTTTTTTATTGGTGGTATTGTTCACTTAGATTCAAATGCTGATAACGTATCAGTTTATTCTGATGGAAACTCTAACTCAAGTCTAACTCTTACAGACTTTGGTTTATTTGAAATTAATATTTTGGCTAAAGATAGCACAAACTATTATATTTGGGGTTATCAAGAAGGTGCTGACGTACCTGCATTTGCAGATCAATAATAGTAATTAATGTGAGGGCTTCGGCCCTCACAGTTTCTTAATTAAGGAGGGAAACATGGCAGACACAGTAACAGGACCAACTATCTTACAACAAAACGATAAGAGAGTTGTTATTAAAATAGTAAACGAATCAGACGGAACAGGTAGCACTACAGTTTTTGGAGATGTCTCTGCGTTAGATGCTAGAGAAGATGGAACTGCAGTAGCACATTTAGGACTACTTAGAGTTTGGTATTCATGTCAAGGTGGCGATGGAGGAGACTCTTTTGCAAGATTAGATGAAGAAGACTCTGACGGAGATATACCTATTATAGGATTAACAGGCGCAGGATATTGGGACTTTAGAGAATTTGGTGGAATACCAGCAGATAAATCTAGTAACAGTAACCAAAGTGATGTTAACTTTGTTGTACCAGGTGCCGCTGATTCTGGTAACATGTATACGGTTATAGCAGAATTTCAAAAAATTTATTAGGAGTAACAAATGGCCAACACAACTTCCGGCACAGTTACTTTTGACAAAAACTTTGCAGTTGATGAAATTATTGCAGAGGCATACGAGCGTATCGGTTCACAAGTAACTTCTGGATATCAATTAAAATCAGCAAGAAGATCTCTTAATATTCTATTTCAAGAATGGGGTAACAGAGGTTTACACTATTGGGAAGTTGGAGATACAAATATAGATCTTATTGAGGGTCAGGCAGAGTATACTTTTTTTAGATCTAGTGCTGATGGAACCTCTTCAGTTACTGTTGGAGGAACTAGTGGATCTAGCACTTTTGGAATAGCAGATATATTGGAGGCAACATTTAGACAAAATAGAACTCAAACTACTCAATCTGATGCAGCGATGACAAAGATTGATAGATCAACATATTCTAGTTTGTCTGGAAAATTATCTAAAGGCACACCGTCACAATATTTTGTACAAAGATTTATTGATAAAACAACTGTTACTGTTTATCCTTGTCCAGACTCAACAGCTGCATCAAAAGACATGCACATTTTTTTTGTAAAAAGAATACAAGATGTTGACTCTACATATACTGATGCAACAGATATACCATACAGATTTGTACCGTGTATGGTTTCAGGTTTAGCATTCTATCTAGCACAAAAATATGCACCAGATAGAATACAACCTATGAAACTATATTATGAAGATGAATTAGCGAGAGCACTAGCAGAAGATGGATCTTCTTCTAGTACAATAATAACACCTAAAACTTATTATCCAGGAGTATAATGGCATTTACAAGAGGAAAACACGCAAAAGCAATATCAGATAGATCAGGAATGGAGTTTCCATATAATGAGATGGTTAAAGAGTGGAATGGTCATTTTGTACATAAATCTGAGTATGAAGAAAAACATCCACAGTTAGAATTAAGATCAAGAGCGGGTGATTCTCAAGGTTTAAGAGATGCAAGACCTGCAAGAACAGAAAATGAAGTTGCTGCCATGTTAGGGAATAATCCTTTCTCTATCACTGCAAGCTCTCAAACAATTATAGTAACAGAAATAAATCATGGAAGAAGTTCAAGCGATACCGTAAGATTTAGAAATGTTAGAGGAAGCCCTGGAGGAGTGTCTGCATCTACATTTGAAAATGCTTCAGGATTTAGTATAACAGTTACAACAACAGATAAATACACTTTTAGTTTAGGGGCAACTCCAAGTGTAACAGAAAAAGGAGGAGGACCAACTGTGTCTGCAGGACCAGTTAGTCTATCAGCATAATGGCAGGATTAAGTGCATCAGGATTAAAAACACAGATAAGAAGTTATACAGAAGTAGACTCTACCGTATTATCAGACAGTGTATTAGAAAACATTATTTTAAATGCACAATATAGAATTTTTAGAGATGTACCAATAGATGCAGATAGAAAAATATCTACAGGTAATTTTACAGCCGGAACAGGAACTGTTCTTGTGCCAGCAGGAGCTGTTTTTGTTAGAGCAGTGCAAGTTTATACTGCAACTGGATCTACTTTTACTGGCGCTAATGTATATTTAGAAAAAAGAGATATTACATTTTTAGAAGAATATATTTCAGCAACAACATCTACTGGAACACCAAAATATTATGCAATGCTAGACACAGGAGCAACTGGAGAAAGCTCATCAAACTCTGGATCTATTATTGTATCACCAACGCCGAGTGATACATTCGCATATAAAATACACTATAATGCAATACCAGCTTTATTGGAAAACAATGATACTAATTATATTAGTTTAAATTTTCCAAATGGTCTGCTATATTGTTGCCTAGCAGAAACCTATGGTTTCTTAAAAGGTCCAGCTGACATGCTGCAATTATATGAAAATAAATATCAACAAGAGGTACAAAAATTTGGAGGAGAACAAATAGGTAGAAGACGAAGAGATGACTATACAGATGGCACAGTCAGAATCCCAGTCAACTCACCAACACCTTAAGGATTAAATTATGGCATCAACATTTTCAGATCTAGGTATTGAACTAATGGCAACCGGCGAAAATGCCGGTACATGGGGTGATAAAACTAATACCAACTTACAAATTGTAGAAAAAGCAATCGCTGGTTATGTGGAAAAATCTATTGCTGGCGGTGCACAAACAACTCAATTAACAATTCAAGATGGTGACACAACTGAATCAACATCTGTTGCAAGACATGCAGTTATAAAATTAACAGGAACAATTACAGGTAATCAAATTGTAACTGTTCCTGATTCAATTGAAAAAGTTTATATTGTAGTAAATGGCACAAGCGGCGCACACACTGTTCAATTTAAAACTGCATCAGGCACTGGTATAACTTTTGGTGCATCTGATAAAGGAACTAGATTAGTATTTTCAGATGGAACTAACATAGTAGATGCGGGTGGAAGCGTTGGAGCACATGATCTAAATGGTGAAGTATTAACATTAGATGCTGATGCTGATACAACAATTACAGCAGATACAGATGATCAAATAGATATTGCAATTGCTGGAGCAGACGATTTTAGGTTCACAGCAAATACATTTACTGCTTTGTCAGGAAGTAGTGTGGTCATACCTGATGGTGGTTTAACTTTAGGAAGCACAGCGGTCACTTCAACTGCAGCAGAATTAAATATTTTAGATGGCGTTACTTCAACAGCAGCAGAATTAAATATTTTAGATGGTGTTACTTCAACGGCAGCAGAATTAAATATTTTAGATGGCGTCACTTCAACAGCAGCAGAATTAAATTTATTAGATGGTATTACTGCAGGAACTGTATCTGCATCTTTAGCAGTTATAGTGGATTCAAATAAAGATATATCTGGATTTAGAAATTTAAGTATTACAGGAGATCTTACAGTTGCTGGTGATGATATTACTATGGGCACAAATACTGCAGGTAATTTATTAATTGCAGATGGCACAAATTTTAATTCAATAGCAGTAGGTTCACTATCAGAAATATCTACAGTTGCTAATGATGATGTATTTTTAGCAGTTGATACTTCAGGTGGCGGACTTAAAAAAATTGCAAGATCAACGGTGGTATCAGGACTTGCTACATCTGGTGCCATATCAAATATTGTAGAGGATACATCTCCGCAATTAGGCGGTGATTTAGACACTAACTCTGCAAATATTTTAATTGATGATGCACATTTTATTGCTGATGAAAACGGTAACGAACAAATTATATTTCAAACAACTAGTTCAGCAGTCAATCAGTTTGATGTAACAAATGCTGCAACTGGTAATCCACCACAATTATCAGCAACAGGTGGAGATTCTAATATAGATTTAAATTTATTAGCGAAAGGAACAGGACATGTAACTATTGTTGGTAATTCAAATTCAGGTGCAATACAATTTAATTGTGAATCTAATTCACATGGTCAAATATTAAAAGCTCAACCTCACTCAGCAGGGGTAACAAATGAAATGTTATTACCAGATGGTGCTAACTCAACTTTAGTATCCCTTGTTGCAACACAAACTTTAACAAATAAAACTTTAACTACTCCAAAAATAGCTGAGATAGATTCTTTATCATCAGGTAGCATAACACTTGATGCAGAGGCAGATATTATATTAGATGCAGATGGTGCAGATATAATTTTTAAAGATGCGGGAACATCCATTGCTACTTTTACAAATAGTTCAACTGATTTTATTATTGAATCTGCAACATCAGATAAAGATATAATATTTAAAGTAAATGATGGAGGCTCTTCAACTGAAGTTGCTAGATTTGATGGAGATGTTTCCGCATTACTTATGGCCTCAGGTAAAAAAATTATGTTGGGGGCTGCTGAAGAAACAATTTCAGGAGACGGCACAGATATTACTTTTGAGGTTGGATCAAATGGTGACATAAATATTCCTGCAAATATAGGTTTAACTTTTGGTGATGACGGAGAAAAAATTGAAGGTGATGGCACAGATTTAACTATCACTGGTAATAATATTAATTTAACAGCAACAGCTGACGTAGTCATACCAGCAAACGTTGGTATTACTTTTGGTTCTGGTGAAAAAATTGAAGGTGATAGCACTGACTTAACAATTACTTCTGGAGCTAAAATTAATTTAACAGCTACATCAGATGTACATATTCCAAATAATGTTGGAATAGTTTTTGGCGGTGATTCAGAAAAAATTGAAGGTGATGGCACTGACATGACTATTAGTGCTAATAATTTAACAATCGACGCTGCTGCAGATATTAATTTAGATGCTGATGGTGCTGATGTTAACATTAAAGATGGTGGCACAACAATATTATCATTTACTAACAGTTCTAGTGATGCAGTGATAACCGCAGGTGTACAAGATAAAGATATTATATTTAAAGGTGATGATGGTGGATCAGCAGTTACATCTTTAACTTTAGATATGTCAGCAGGTGGTATAGCTACTTTTAGTGCTGCTGCTAATGTAGCACAACAAGCACTTACTTCATCCTCAAATGCAGTAGCTTGGGATGCAAGTGCTAAACCAAACGCAGTTCATGTTACAACAGAAAATACTACGTTCTCTGCACCAACTAACAATGTTGAAGGTGCATTTATAGCTTTAGAAATTAATTATAATGGTTCACACACTATTGCTTTTAATACTATATTTGAATTTGCTGCATCAACTGCACCCACATTTACTTCAACAGATGGTAAAACAGATATTCTTGTATTTAGATACAATGGTTCTGTATGGCAAGAAGTAGGTAGAACATTAAATTTAAGTGAGAGTTAAGATATGTATGCATTAGTAGAAAACAATAAAATAACAAAAATCATAACAAATCCTAAATCTTTAGTGATTGGTGATGTAAGATATCCAGCTAAAATATTTCAACTTTGGACAAAAGCTGAAAAAGAAGCGGTTGGTATATATGAAGTAGAAACAGATAACACTAATAAAAAAGATGAACAGTGGTATATTAATACTAATATATCATACTCATTTGGTAGTGGTAAAGTTACAGGATCTTATGGCACAGCTACAGCTAAAAAACATGCAG